TGCGAACTCGCGAGGGTCGCGGGGGTCACCCCCCACCCCCAACGAGTCCAGGATGCGGCGGCGGCGTTCGGCGACGGGCCGCCTTCGACCACCTCGTGCGGTTCGCATGCGCTGCGGTCTTCGCTCGATGGTGCGGCAGGCACAGCGAGCGGAGGTTGGTGTCGTCGTCGGGGCCGCCGTCGATGTGCTCGATCACGTGGTCCACCTCATCGGCCGGGCCCGAGCAGCGCACGCCGGCGTCGACCCACGTGCAGCGGTGACCGTCTCTCGCCTTGATCCGCTTCGTCGTGCGGATCCACTCGGTGGTCCCGGTGCGGCTCACGTCCCGCCGTTCGGGCGGACGGGCGACGCATCTAGCGACGAAGGATGCCATGCGTCCGACGCAGAAGTGAACATGCTGGTCACGCCGGGTGTGTCTCGCGTCCGACGTTCACGACGCCCTCACTCGCCATTTGCCGGTGGCGTCGTGGCGTAGGAGCTGCTCGTCGGTGGGCAGTTGGCCGTGGTCTTCGACGAACCAGCGGCAGGGGTGGCAGAGGCGCATGACCTTCGGGAGCCGGCCGCCGACGGTGCCCTTCGTGACGGACTGACGTGGCCGTTCGAGGCTGCGTTCGCAGCTTTCGCACGTGGTGGGTTCGAGGATCTCGTCGGCTGTTTTCCGGTCGATGGTGTCGAGGTCGCGGTCGATCTTCTCGAGGAGCTCGGCGACGAGGAGCACGTTGACGCGGACGCGGTGACCGTGCTCGTGGATCGGATCGGGGTGGATCCGACCGAACGCCCGAGCGTTGGCGGCTGACTCGACGCTCGTCAGTTCGGCTCCGCCTCGTCCGCCGCCGGTTGTGGTGCCGGGCCAGCCGTCGTGGTCGGGTCGTCCGGCGTCGAGTCGGGGGAGCAGTGCTCGGACGCGGCGGTCGATGAGAACGAGGGGCGCCTGGGTGCCGGGTGGTGATTCGGCGTTGCGGACGCGGTAGCGGCTGATGACGTCCAGGGCGTCGAGCGTGGCTTGCGACGCGGCACTGGGCTCGTGCTTGCGTGCCATCAGCTTGCGATCCATCCGGTGCCGGGCAGGAACGTTCGTCCGTCGGGGGCTGGCGGTGGAGCGGGTGTCCAGCCTTCGGTTCGCAGGTTCGCCAGGGTGCGGGCCTCGAAGGCGGTACGGCTGGTGATCTCGTCGGCGGTCCCGAGGCGGCGGTTGACCTCGAGCTCGGTGCGGCGTCGGGCTTCGGTCACGATGGGGTCGTCGTCGTCGTCGTCTCGGTCGCTGATCGCTGTCGTGAGTTGTCCTGACGACGACGATGGCTCTGGCTCTGGCTCTGGCTCTGGCTCTGGCTCTGGCTCTGGCTCTGGCGATCCCGAAGCCTTCGCACCTGCGACTGTCTGCGATCGCACCTGCGACCCATTCTGCGACTGACACAGCGGGCAGTCCGCAGACGGCTTCTCCTGGTGCCACCGCTCGTGATTACCCCTCTGACCAGCGAGTCTCTTCTGTTCCCGCTTCGCTTCGATCTCGTTCTTCGATGGATTGCGGCGCAGCCAAGACGTGATTTCCCATCCGTCTTCGGTGACGGTCCACAGACCTTCTCGTACAAGAGGCTCAACGAATCGATGCGGGTTGCCGCGCATTCCGAGACAGAGCTGCGCGAGATGCGCGCGTTCGATGCGCCCATCGGTGAGCAATCGCTTCGCCATCGCGAGCGAACGCAGGTACAAGAGCTCGGCCATGGCGCCCGCTCGGATGAGTGCCGGGTCGCTCTGGAAGTCGACGTCGAGGGGGACGTAGAGGGTCATGAGGGCGTCGCCTCCGTGCGGCGGTCGGGGGGCTCGACGAGGAGAACGTCGCTGGCGAGGTAGGCGGCGATGGCGCTGTCGTCGAAGCGGACGACGATGGATGGCTGCTTCTCGCCGTCGTAGACAGCTTCGATCGTGGCGGGCGGTGTGCGTTCCCCACGGACGGCGAGGGTCTCGTCGAGCTCACGGCGGATCTGGACGATGTCGCCGGGCTGCAGCGGCCGCTCCTGGACCTCAGGGGGCGTGTCGGCGGCCATCTATCCGACCGCCATGACGACGGTCGAGATCAGGTGCGTGGACGAGCGCGCTGGGTTGCTGTGCCCGTGGGCGTAGATGGCGAGCATGGCCGGCGACGACCAGCCGAAGTCGTGGCAGATCTGGTCCGGGCTGATCCCGTTCGCCATCGCGACCGACGCCGCGCTGTGGCGCAAGGAGTGCGGGGTGATCCGGCCGTGCGGGCCCCGGATCGACGGCTCGCACTTGTCGAGGATCCGCTGCGCCGCCCGCTGGTTCATGCGGGTGTCGGCTCCCGTCAGGAGCAGCGGCCCGGACGTGCGGTCACCGATGGCCCGGCGGACCGCGTCGGCTGTCGGGGGCGACAGGGTGTTCTCGGCGTGGTCACCGCCCTTGCGGACGAACCGGATGACCGGCCAGAACCCGGTGTGGCCGAGCGAGCCGACATCGAGGGAGCACGCCTCGGCGATCCTGAGCCCGTTGAACGCCAGGATGGCCACGAGGGCGTGCGGGTGCGGGCCGAGCTCCTCGGCGGCCTGGACGATGTCGTAGAGCTGTCCCTGCTTCAGCCAGGCGGTCGGGGACGTCTTCGCGAACTTGGGTCGCTCGACCTTCTGGCACGGGTTCTTGGCCAGGTGCTCCTCGTCGATCAGGTAGGCGTAGAACGACGAGAGGGTCGTCAACCGGAGGGCGATCGTGCGGGGCGCGCGACCGTCGATCTCGAGGGCGTGCATGTACATGTCGATGACGCCCCGGTCGGCTTGGAGGGGGTCGACGGCGTAGCGGTCGCAGAAGGCGAAGAACTGGCGCAGCCCGAGCGTGTACGCCTCGATGGTGCGCTTCGAGCGGAACTTGGCGAGGAACGCCAGAGCGAGCCTCTCGTGGGGCCGTACGAACGCTGTCAGCTGACCGGCGACGGGCACGGGGTGCAGGCCGACCGGGTTCTGCCTGGTGCCCTCGTAGGCGGCCAGCGCGGCGGAGGCGGCCTCGACGACGCATGAGCACCCGGTGGGGGCGGCACCGGGGCAGGGGGCGACGTGGCCGGCGTCGACAACACGGCGGGCGACGTCGACGAGCATCAGGACCGGGTCGCCGATCATGGCTGCACCCACTCGTCACCACCGGCGCACCACGGGCGCCCGAACGACGCGTCACACGGGCAGGGCCTCACGTCGTCGCCTCGTCACCGCGCGAGCTGGCGTTAGGCGACGCCCCGACGTACTCCACCGGGATGTTCTCGATGCCGAGACGCATGGCGACGACGATGCGATGGTGGCCGTCCCACACCCGCCCATCCGTGCCGAGCAACACCGGCTCGCGGATGCCTTCGACGTGCACCTTCGTCGCCAGCTCGTCGGTGCGATCGGCCTTCACCGGGTCGAACCAGAGAAGGTCATGCTCCTCCTGCCAGGACCACTCACCCGAGCCGACACGCCACTCGGCGAGCAGGCGATCGAGCGGGAGATAGTCGGACCTGTCGTTCTCAGCCATGGCGCTTCCTCCTACGAACGGGGACGCCCGAGGGCGTGTGACCGATGTGCCACCAGCCGCACTCCCGGCAGATGTACGCGCCGACTCGTTCACCGCGAAGGCGACGGGCGTTCCGGGCTCGCTTCGCGGCGAGCGAGCGGGAGAGGCACTGCTTGCCCGTCGAGTCGCAGGCCACGGGATGTTCAGCCATCGCCAGCGACCTCGTCGTCGACGACCTCGAGATCGGTCGGGTGCACCTCGACGTACGAGCGGTAGCCGTCGACGGGGATCGCCCGTTCAGCGACGGCGCGGAGCACGAGGGCCTTGCCGTGGCTGTTCCACCACGACGGTGTCCCCGGCTCGCGAACCCGGATGAGCTGACCGGTGCTCGTCTGGTCGTTCTCGGTCCAGCGGACGGTGCGGCCGATGTCGACGTTTGTGACGGTCATCGGGTCTTCGTCTCGAGGTAGGCGTCGACGACAGCGGCGAGCAGTTCCGGCTTCCGGCGGGCACGTTCCCGCGCGCCGTGGCACGGCGTGCACAGGACGATCACGTCGAGGGCGTGCTCGTCGTCGTAGCCGTGGTGGTGGTCGTACTCGTGGCGGCGACCGTCGTCGCTGTCACGACCGACCTCGTGGCCGCAGTCGATACAGGGCAGGTCGTCGGCACGTGGGAAGCGGCCGAGCCGGACTTCGTTGTGGACCCGGTCGCGGGCGCGTCGCTTGACCGGGTCCGGAACGGATGGCTGCGCCTGGCGTGCGTCACGGCAACGGCGGGCGAGCCCGTTCAGGCGGGTGGCGTCGCGAGCGAATCGCTCCAGCGGATGCCAAGCACGGCAGCCGGTGCACCACTGCTCGCCTGCGTCGACGTGCGCCTGGTACTCGTCGACGGCGACACCGATCCGGCCGGCGGCGATCTTGCGGTTTCCGTCGAGGGTGGCGGTCACACGATCACGCCGGCGCAGTGCGCGGTGTGGGGGCCGACGCCGCGCGGGTTGATCTTCCGGCCGCAGCCCTTCGGGCAGTCGATCGGTTCGGCGTGCGCTGCGACCCGGTGCGATGCTCGGCCCTGCGGCGACGGGTAGGCGTCGAGGCAGCCGCCGATCCCGCACACGAACGGGCCGCCCGGCGCTGCCTTCGTCTTCCGGCGTCGCTGTCGAACGTCGGGCGGGGGTTGCGGCAGCGACTGCAGCCGGCACGGTTCACCTCGGAGCGGTTGGAAGGAGCGTCGCTCGAGGTGCTCGTGGGCTTGGCGGATGGTGTCGACGGGGATCCCGAGGGCGTCCGCGGCGCGGCGGATGGCTTGGGGTGTGCCGGGGATCAGGAGCGTGCCGACGAGCCGGACGACGACTTCGCCGGCGACTTCGAGCTCGGTGCGGCGTGCCGTCATGGGCTGCCACCAAGGAACAGGGTCTCGCTCGCGCGCACGTCGGCGCCGACGTCGACCAGGCCGTTACGGCGCAGCGTCGACAGGTACGTCTGGAATGTGCCACCAGTGGGCGTCATCCCGACGGCGTCGGCGAGCTCGTCGCGGGTGAGGCCGTGCGGGTACCGGTCGATGAGCACGTCGAGCATCTGCCGGGCGCCTGCCTTGAGCGCGCGCCGCCACGTTTCGATGACCTCAGCGGTCGTGAGGGGCTCGTGGTGCTCGACGCCGGCGACGGCCAGGCCGCCGTCGGTGACGGAGATCTCGCCACCGTGCTCGTCGATGTACCCGGCGCGCTTGAGGACGGACCAGTAGGTCTGGAACGTGCCGCCGGTGACCTTGAACCCGGTGAGGGTGCCGACCTGGGAGCGGGTGACCTTCATCGGGTGGTGCCGGGCGAGGACCTCGAGGATCCGGCGGGCACCGGCCTTCAAGTGGACGTCACCGTCGATCACCGGAGTGCTCGACCGGGCAGGGCGGGCGCTCGCCGGGATGTCTCCCCGGTCGTGCCGGTTGGCGGGCGGAGTAGGGGCCTTCCGTTCCGCCCTGCCTGATCGATCGTTGCGCTCCAGCGCTCGTTCCTCAGCGGCTTGCATCTCGGCGGACAAGGTCGTCGCGCGCTGAGCGAAGTCGAGCAGCGCCACGCGCGCCTGGTTGACGCTGGAGATCAGCTCACCCGGGACGATCTCGCGCACCACCTCGACCTCGACTACACGCTCAACCTCGACGGTCTCAGCTGGCCGCTCTGCGAGCTGGCGCTCCAGCGTCGCGATTCGGCGGCGGAGCTCCTTCGGATCGTTCGCCTTGGCCTGCTCGATCGTCTCGGCCATCTGCTCCTTGATGACTGCCAGGTCGACGTCGGCGAGCGTCGCCGGCGCGCGCCGCACCTTCCCGACCTCGGGGGTGGCGCCGGAGTCGAACGTGCGTCGCCGGCGGAACTGGAACCGCACGGGGGCGTCGAACCGATCGGGTGCCCACAGCCACGCCTCGCCCTTGGCGAGCTCGTGCAGGGTGTTGATGACCTCGGTGACGCCGACGTGCACGTCGAGCCACGCCTTCACGACGGCCCGGTCCTGCGGGCTCATCGTGCGCAGCACCACGAGCTCGTCGACCTGGGTGAGCACGTCCTTGTTGAGCGCCGCCGACCGCTGCGACACGAGCGTGATCCCGAGTCCCTTCGTGCGCCCGAGCTTCACGATCCGCTGCCACGTCGACACGAGCTGCGTCGACTCACGGGGCACCTGCTGCGGGAGGTACTCGTGAGCCTCCTCGAGGAACAGGTGGAGCACGCCCTCCTCGTCCTTCTGGCGGTACAGGCGCTCACCGAACGCGAGGAGGAACCGGCGCTGGTCGCTGATCGTGAACTGGCTGACGTCGAGGACGCACGTCAGGTAGCCACGATCCTCGTCGCCGAGGATGAGGTCGGCCATCAGGGCGCCGGCGGTCGCTTCGAGCGGCGCGTCGCCGTGCTTCCCGCCGAACACGTACACGGGCAGCCCGGGCTTGGTGCCGTCGCTGCTGGAGCGGACGCCGTACCAGTCGCCCTTCGGGTCGATCGCGACCCACGCGACGCCGGCGTCGTGGAGTTCCTCGGCGAGCACGACGGCGGCGTTGCTCTTGCCGCTGCCCTTCTTGGCGAGGATGCCTCGGGTGTCGGTGGCGGCGTCGACGGGGAGCTCGAGGGTCGGGCTGATGTGCAGGGTCATGGCGCGATCGTCGCCTCGGGAGTCGCCGGCTGGCGCTCGGGTTCGAGGGGAAGTTCGTCGACGTTGGTGGGGCGCGTCGATGCGGCGGTGACGGCCGGGCCAACCCAGCACGTCAGGCCGGGCTCGGCGCCGTACACCTTCACGACGTCGACGGCGACGACCTGGGCGTCGTCCTTGAACGCCACGCCGGTGAGGGCGTCGAGAACGGAGCGGAGGAGCTTGTCGAGGTCCGGCTTCACCGATGGCAACGGCCGCTTCTTCGGGGTGACGGAGGCGGGGCGCAGGAACCGGAACGTGGCGCGCACGTGCATCGGCCCGTCGAGCGGCGCACAGCCGGCGTCACGTGCCTGGGAGGCGACGTCCTGCCGCCACGATCGGAGCGCCGCGGGGTTGTCGTGGGTGACCTGGACCTTGCCGTTCTTCGGGTTCAGCCAGCCCTTCGTTGAGCCCTGCTGCGTGGGTGTGCCGTGGACGTGGAAGAGCACGCCCGAGCGGCGGGCGGTGGCGGTGACGAGCTCGTCACGGAGTCCGGGGAGCAGGTCGCTCACGCCGCCGCCGTTCGCTTGCGGTGCGCCGCGGCGACCTCGAGGGCACGGTCCAACGTTGTGTCGATCGGACGCCCGGCGGCCAGGTGCTCGTCGGCCTCAACAGCGAGGCCGAGCCAGATGTCGATCGATCGTTCCGGCCACGTGCCAGCGGCGACACCAGCGAGACGAGCGCGGTGGATCTCGTCGAGGCTGACGTCCATGCGGACATCGCCGTCGACGAACCGGCCGCCCCCCCTCCCGTAGGCCACGTCGGACGCCTTGCTCACGGACGGGCGGTCTCCACAGCCGGGCAGGAGTGCAGGCGGTACTGGCCGTGCACAGCGTCGGGCTGAACGAGCAACGCGCGCCGCCCCTTCGTGTCAGCGATCGTGGCGACCTCGACGAACGACCCGTGAGCGAACACCCGGGGTTGACCGTCGGCGCCGGCGTCGAGGACAACGTCGTGACCGCTGGTGCTACGCCCGTGTGCGACGAGCTGCCCGCACGAGCACTCCCGTCGGGACCGGAGCGGCGAGTACGGCTCGTCGAGGAAGCCGAGCAGCGCGCCCCGCTTCGATGACGGCGCCCGCCGCCCGTCGACCATGACGCGGCTCACGCGTCCTCGGTCCCGGGGATCCGCTGCACGCCCTTCGCTGACTCCCGGGCGATCTCGTTGCGGCGTTCCTGGTCACGCAACGCCGCGGTCGTCCCGGCCGACAGCTCGGTGACGGTCTGGGCGTGCCACACCTCGACCCGGCGGAGCGCGCCGTCGATCTTCGGGTGCGGTTCGTGGGTGACCTTCACGAGGCGGTCCCGGACGCCGTGGTCGACGACGTCGCCGATGTGGTGGACGAGCTGCACACCGTTCGTCTTCATCGACTCCGACAGGCCGTCACCGGCGCGCGTGATGCGTGCGGTGACGTCGACGACGGGCATGTCGTCGAACTCGTAGAGGGCGTCGATCCCTTCGGGCAGGGTGCCGACGTCGGCGGGGTCGTCGTCGTCGTCGCTGCCGCCGCCGAACGCCTCGCTGATGGCGTCGCCGACATGGGTCATGGACATGCTCAGAGCTCCTCTACGTCGCTGATGGATGCGCGCACGTCGGCCACGGCGGCGGGGTCGTCGAGCACGACGAGCACCCGCTGGATCTCGTCGTCGGCCAGGTCCTTCGAGCTGTCGATCGAGCGGCCGACGATCGCCCCGCAGACACGGAGCTTCTCGTCGCGGTCCGTGACGCCGAGCTCGTGCATCCGCATCGCGATGATCTGCGGGCCGGTGTACGCCTTGGCGGTGCCCTCGACGTGCTGGTCGGCGCCCTCATAGGAGTCGTCACCGATCGGTCCCTGGTCGCCGATGGGGCCGCTCTTCTCCTCGACGAGCTCGGCGTCGACGATGTCGTCGTCGTTCTCGCCGGGCAGGAGCGGCTCTTCGCTGACGGCAGGCGTCGCCGGCGGCTCAGCGGGCGCCGGTGCTGCGCCTCGGGTGGCTGCCTTGCTCGCTCGAGCACGACGAGCGGTCGGCGCCGGCCCGTCGGCTGCCTTCGCTTCGTCGCCGTTGGCGACGAGCTGGTCGATGTCGAGGACGTCGCCGTCGGCGAGCTCCTCGCTCGTGTACGAGATCCCCGCGAGGACGTCGGGGAACACCATGCGGCACAGCTCGGCCGTCGCCCTGGCGAGCAGCATCGCCCGCGGGTACTTCGTCCAGTTCTGCTTGCCCTTCAGCCCGGCCTTCTGCGCGTCGTCGAGCGTCCACGTGACCCGGGTCTCGCGGTCGGAGTTGTGGCGCTTCCCGCCGACGGTGCACTTCGTGATCGAGCTCTCCTCGACCCAGATCTCGTGGCCCTGGCGGAGCACGAGGGCGCGCATCAGCTCCGACGCCATCGACGGACGACCGTCGATCACGTGGATCTTGGCGAGTGCCTGCATCGGCCCGACACCGGCCTCGTGCCCGGTGAGCATCGCGGCGAGCACCGCCTCGGGCTTCCCGCGCAACGCAGCCGGGACGAACTCGGTGCCGGCGACCCGCTGAGCGAGACGCCATGCCTCCGGGGCGAGCTCGATCGACGTGACCGCACCCGCGGTCGGGTCGTGACGTTCGATGGCGGTCGACGTCATGCGCTTCTCCTCATCGTCGGAGGAGGAAGCGCGGCGCTCTTCACCGTCGACGCCGGGCCCTCCTTGAAGTCGAGCCAGTCGCCGACCTGCTTCGCGTACAGGAAGACGCGGAACGTCTTCTCGGTGATGTCGAAGCGGTAGACGTCGTAGCCGTCGGCCCTGACCCACACGACGCCGCACCAGTCGACCTCGGGCATCGGGATCTCGACGTCGCCGTCGAGCATCGTCTCGGCGTACCGGTAGCCGGCCAGCTGCAGCGCCGTCTCGGCGAACACTCCCGACCGGGAGGTCTTCACGTCGAGCAGCCCGCGCCCGTAGTCCTCGAAGTCGGCGAGAAGGTCGAGCTTGCCCATGTACCGCCAGCGGCGGTTGATGACGACGCGCTCGAGCAGCGCCTCGGTCGGGTCCCACTCGTCGAGGAAGCGGAGGTAGCTGGTGACGTGCCCGTCGAGCGGTTCGGGGACGTCGATCTCGTCGCCACGGGCGAGGGCTTCGGCGAGGCTGTGGACCTCGGTCCCACGGTTCGCGGCCTCGTCGACGTCGCGGTAGCGGACCGACGCCAGGATCTTCGCCAGCGCCAGGCGCGGCAGGGTCTCGCTGCCGACCTTGACGGCGTTCGATCCGCGGGTCTCGTTCCACGCGAGGAGCTCCCGGACGAGGTCGTCGGCGACGACGTGCGTGACTCCGTGGCTGTCCTGCACGGTGGTGAGCCCGTTGACGACGATGTCGGCGACGGTGTTGGCCGCCCACCCGATGAGGCCGTTCTTCGGGATCCCGTTCGACAGGATCGTCGTGACGCCCGGGACCTTCTCGCCTTCGAGGTAGTACGAGTGGCCGTTCCCGTGGCGCTGGATGCGTGTCGGAGCCGCCGGCTTGCGGGGGCTCACAAGGGGAGGCTTTCGACGGTGTCGCGCAGCGCCCGCGCCCAGCGGTACAGCCGGCGGTTCATGCGGCGACGCCACGGCTCGCGGTGCAGGCCGCTCATGCGGCGACCCGGCCCTTCCCGCAGCAGGCGCCGCACGGCTCGTCACGGGCGGGACCGCTGTCGACGATGAGACCGCCGATCACGCCCTCGCCACCACAGAACGAGCACTCCTCGGTCGGCACTGCGTCGGGGTCGCCCGTCAGCTCGAATAGGCACCCGAGCGGGAAGAAGCTGCGCGCCCTCTCGTCGAACTCCTCGGCCCGGTACGCCAGCGACCACGCCGGGCCGAACGTGTCCGTGATCAGCTGGCGGGCGGCGTCGGCGTTCGGTGCGTGCACCTCGACCCACCCGTCCGCATGCACGCGGTCGTCGGCCGGGTGCGATTCGTCTCGGTAGCGCTGCCCGAACGTCAGGAAGAAGGTCTCCACGGCCGGTCAGCTCTCCGTGACAGCGAGCATGCGCTCGACCAGCTGGTGGGCGTCGCGCTGCAGTTCGGCGACAGCCGGCTGCAGCGCGTCCCTGGCGGCGTCCCTGGCGGCGGCCCCGGCGGCGGCCCCGGCGGCGGCCCCGGCGGCGTCCCTGGCGGCGGCCCCGGCGGCGGCCCCGGCGGCGGCCCCGGCGGCGGCCCCGGCGGCGTCCCTGGCGGCGTCCCTGGCGGCGGCCCAGGCGGCGTCCCCGGCGGCGGCCCCGGCGGCGTCCCTGGCGGCGTCCCTGGCGGCGGCCCCGGCGGCGGCCCCGGCGGCGGCCCCGGCGGCGGCCCAGGCGGCGGCCCCGGCGGCGGCCGCATCCGTGCGGGCCGCGTCGATGGCCGGTCGGATCGACGGAACGTCCATCCCGGCCCGGAACTCCGGCAGCGCCGCCAGCCGATCGGCGTGCGCAGCCAGGCCTTCGGCGTACTGCGGAGCGGTGGACGCCGCGAACCGGAGCCACGTCGGCGTGTACGACCGGACCAGCCAGTCCATCGCCAGCCACGCCCTCGCATCCTCCTGCTCGGCGGTGCCCTTCGACCCGACCAGGCGCGGCACGTACTGCTTCAGCTGCTGGCGTTCGTCGTCGGGGAGCGTGTCGTTCCACGACCGCAGGAACGCCCCGAGGACCCTGCTTGCGCACTCGGGATGATCGGACCACGGTTCGCCAGCGACGAACGCGACGGCCTCCATGACGCACGCACCTTCGGTTGGCGAGCGGTGCGCACCCTTGGCCAGGACGAGCGACTCGAGGTCGATTGACGGGGCTTCCGTGGGAGCCACGGGCACACTCCTCATGTCGTGCCGCTCAGGCGGCGACGTTGGGTCTCAGAACAGGCGGAAGCCGGCGGCGGCCGAGCTGCCAGCGGGGGGAGGGTCAGGCCATCGACCGGGGTCGGGGGCAACCCGGCCGGGAACGCCGTCGCCCTGGTGCAGCTCGGCCGCCGAGGTGACGCCACCGATGCGCGGGACCCAGTGCCGGTCCCGAATCCGCGCACATCTGGCGGCGTCGCCACGCCGTCCGAGCCGTTCCTTCGCTGACGCCCACGCCCACACGACGGTGATGGCGACCGCCCACAGCAACATCGGGGCGGCGCTCCGCACGTCGACCCGGCCGATCACGACGACCTCGACGGACGCAGCGGCTTCGACGGGCGGAGGGAGGTGGCTCGTGCTGCACCCGCAGCGCCGCGTCCGGTCTCACCCTCCAGATCGACCGGCGAGGTGAGCGCACCTCCCTCGCCCGAGCTGGCGCGCTCGGTGGCAAACAGCCACACGTTGAGCGCTGCGATCGCGCCGGCGACGACGACCGTGACCGGCTTCCCGTCGACCGCGCCGAACACCGCGACAACAGCCCACGCCACGCCGGACATCGCCCAGACGGGGCGGCGGCGGCTCATGACGCGATCCGCCCGGCGAGCGTGAGCGCGCCGACGATCAGGACGACCTCGGCGGCGAGGACAGTGGCGACGGCGCCGACGATGCGACGCCACGACCACGACGGAGGAACCGGAACGGTCCTCATGCCGTGGCCTCGGTCGGCTCGACGGGCTGGAGGATGATCTCGATGTCGGCGCGCCGGAAGCGGCGCTGGCCGGACGGGAGGACGATGTGGCGGAGCTTCCCGTCTTCAGCCCAGCGGCGGACGGTCTCGTCGGTGACACCGAGGATGGCGGCGACGGCCGGGGCCTTGAGCATCTCGTCGGGGTCCGTGGCCACGACCGGAGTATGGGAATCCCAAGTTCATGTGTCAAGACCCAAAACTATTAGGTTCCAAACTGGTCTTGGGTCTTGTGGGCTTCCTGGGGATTCCCTACATTGTCGTTGTGGCCGCCCCCATGGAGACCTCCGCCGCCACCGAGGTCGCAGAACAGCAGACCATCGGCAGCGTCCCCTGGATCCCCGCCGACAACTTCGGCGCCCGGCTCGCCCTCATCCGCCAGCACATGCGCTGGAGCGCCGAAGAGGCCGCCGAGAAGTGCGGTGACCTCGGCGGGCAGAACTGGCGCAACTGGGAGACCGGCGGCACCCTGCCCCGGAACCTGACCGGCGTGTGCAGCCGAATCGCCGACGCCGCCGGGTGCGACTACACGTGGCTGATGGTCGGGGGGCCGCTCAAGCCAGGTGCCGACGGAAGAAGTCGATGTTTCTCCGCCGTCGATGCTGTGCACGACCAGCTCGAGCTCATCGACGACGGCGGCACGCCGTGGAACCACCGCGCCGACCTCGTCGTCGCGAGCTGACGGCAACCCGCGCGGGTGAAATCACTCCCCTGGCGTGAATCCGACCGGTAGCGCGTGCCGAAACGTCCCGGCGTGGAGCATCTGCGCACCGACTACCTGACCAGCCTGCGTCGACGCGACCTCGCTCCCGGCACCATCCAACACCGGCGGAACATCCTCCTGCGGCTCACGCAATGGATGGCGCCCCGAACGATCCTCGACGCCACCACCGACGACCTCGAGCGATTCCTCGACCGGCGACCGATCGGCTCCCGCACCCGGTACTGCTACATCTCCCATCTCAGCGCCTTCTACGACTGGTGCGTCCTGCAGGACCTCATCGCGACCGACCCCACCACCCGGATCGAGCGCCCCAAGCTGCGCCAGACGCTGCCCCGGCCCATCAGCGACGGTGACCTCATAGTCGCCCTGCAGGCCCCCGACCACATGATGGCGACCTGGTTCCACCTGGCCGCCTACAACGGGCTGCGCTGCGCCGAGATCGCCACGCTCGAGGGCCCCGACATCGACCCATCGTCGATGACGTTGCGGGTCGTCGGGAAAGGGCGCAAGGACCGGATCGTGCCGATGCACCCGAAGGTGCTGATGGCGCTGCAGTCGTGGGGGATCCCGCGCACCGGGCCGGTGTTCCGGCGGCCGTGCGGCGCGCACATCAACGGGCGCCGGGTGAGCCAGCAGTCGAGCGCGTACCTTGCCGGCCTCGGGATCAACGCCACGATGCACCAGCTGCGCCACTGGTTCGGCACGAAGGCGCTCGAGGCGTGCGGCAACCTGCGCGCCGTTCAGGAGCTCCTCGGGCACTCGTCGCCGGCGACGACGGCGATCTACACGAAGGTCGCTGTCACCCGGCTACGCAGCGTCGTCGATGCGCTCGAGTGCGTCGGGACACGGGAGACGGCCACCGTCTGAGCATCGCCGGCGGCGCGGGCCAGGTGCGGGCGGTGGCAACCTTGGCGGCCGTGGAGCCGATCCTGACCTTCAAGTCCCACATCAACGGCAAGAACGCCGACGTCGCCGTCTACTCCGACCGCATCGAGTGGGCGAGGGAAGGCTTCCTCGGGCGCGGCGCGAAGCTGGCTCTCGGCGCCGCCACCTTGGGGACGTCGCTCCTGAAGACCGGTGTCGGCGGCAAGACCCAAGGGACCGAGATGATCCCCGTGAAGTCGATCTCGAGCGTCACGACCGAGCGCGACGGCTGCGATGGTGGGACGGCGGCCGGTGGACCGACCAGGTGTCCGACGGCGGCGTGCAGAGCATCGACCCGAGCTGAGACGCGAAGAAGGACCCCGCCCGGTGGGGGCGGGGTCCTTTCGCTTGCGGTGCTATGCGGCGCGCGCCGCGGTCGCTAGTTGGAACTATGCGCTGACGAGCTCAGCGGCGCTGGCGGCGCGTCCGCGGTCCGTGGACCGCAGCGCCAGGACCGCGCCGACGTACGCAGAAACGAGCAGTACCGCGGCGGCACCGCGAGCAGCCCACGCCAGGATCCCGAGGCCCATCGCTGCGAACGCCTCGCTGGCGAAGACCGCTGTGACGGTGGCGTAGATGAGCGTGTCGCGGGCCGCTCGGTGTCGTTGGGCGGACGCTGCGATTGCCGCGGCGGGAAGGAACGCGAGAGTCAGGAACGCCCCGAGCTGTGACGGCATCCGGGCGCTCGCCCCCTGCCAGAACGCGACCGCTGCGAACACGGCGACCAGCAGCGTGAACGGGCTACGCCGCCGTCCGCACAGGTCGAGGACGAGACCGAAGAACAGGCCGTACCCGATGGCGACGAGCAGGGCTATCGGGTAGGTGACCGACAGGTAGAGCTCGGCGGCGGTGGCGTAGTTCGTGGCGGCGTTGCCCCGGTAGATCGAGACGCCGAGCAGTTCGACGCTCACGTAGTCCGACGGGTTGACCGTGCCGGGGATGGCGACGACGGGCACCGTGTGGCTCAGGCCGGCGGTGATTGTGCCGAGCCCGGCCCGGTCGATGTCACCGGGTACTGCTTCGACCATGTAGGCGACGTCGTGGATGCGCTTGTTGGCGAGCACCTGGCCGGGGACCCCGGCGAGCCCGGAACTGCCATCGAACCGTGCGGCGGAGATGTAGCCGAGGGCGGCGATCAGGGCGGCGGCGATCAGGACACCGTGCCGGATGCGGATGCGCCTGCCGCTGTGGTGCACGACGAGCGCGACCGCGGCGACAGCGAAGATCACCCGGCCCCGGCCACCGATCAGGGCCTGGTAGCCGACATAGGCGACAGCGGCGGTAACGCCGATCCGTTGCCGCCCCAACCTGACCGGCCCGTCGAGCGGGCGCGACAGCGCGATCAGGGCCAGACCGCCGGTGAACAGCAGCGGAGCAAACGAGAATGCCCACCCGTACAGGCCGCTCGAGGTGGCGTCTTCGTTCACGAACGCCTCACGTTTCGCGAGGGCGCCGACACCGGACGGCAGGAGGAACGCGAGGACGATCAGGACGCAGAGCGCACCGACAGCGGTGACGGCCAGTGCCGGGGTGACCGCTCGCTTGCACACCGTCGCAGGGGCCCGGTACGAGCCCTCGGTGGGGCGTCCCCGGCCGAGGGCGCTGGCGACCAGCAGCCCACAGGCGAGCGCGGCGTAGATCCCGAGTTGGACGCTCATGGCGTGCCCGAGGACTTCGGTGCGGGCGACCCGTACCGGGAACTCCAGCTCTCGGCCGGCGTCGTCCCGTTGCAGCCACGGTGAGGGGGCGACCTCGATCATCACCAGCGCAGCCAGCGCGTAGAACGGCCCGCCGATCCAACGATTACGGTGGCGGCGCCCCACGACCACGCAGGCCACGGCGAACACCGCCGCCACGAAAGCCGCTTGGTTCGGAGTCACCCCTGCTGAGGGTAGACGGTGCTACGAGGCCCGCTTGAGCCTGAGCCCGAACATCCCGGCGTCGTTGGCGAGGGTGTCGGCGGCGTCGGCGGCGGTCCGAAGGATACGCAGGACCATCAACTGGTTCGCGGTCGGCATCGTCAACCCGGTCGCGATGGACGTGACCTTCGCGACGTTCTGTGCGGGTGCCGTCACCGCCAGTGTGGCGACGATCCCGGGAGAGGCGGTGGTGCCACCGTCGACCAGCGTCGCCGACTGAAGCTGCCACCGGACGTCGCCGGCGCCGGCGCCCAGGTTCGTCCACCACAGATCGACGTCGAACGTCGCCCACGCCTGCGGCTGGAAGAACTGGACGTTGAGTCGTTCCTCGGACGCGGCGTCGAACGCCCAGCACGGGTTGTTGTTCGAGGTGGTGACCGCCGGTGTGCCCGATGCGATCTCGAAGTCGCTGGTTCGGAGCCACTCGTTCGGGACGCGGTAGGCGGTGTTGTTGAGCGCCGACCCGGAGAGTGCCCACGTGCCGGGCGTACCCGCCGCGGTGCAGACGTAGATGGCGCCCGTCTGGTCGACGACCCAGTCCCCGACTATGTGGGCGCCGGACGCAGGGGCGCCGGAAGCGGTGGCGCCGACGTATCGCGACGCCGCGGTCGAGCCGGTGAGGCCGATCAGCTCCAAGCTCTTCAGCCTGGACACCGGGTTGTTCTGTCCGCCCGGCGCAGTGGCGGAGATGTCGCGCACGTTGTCGCGGGTGGTGCGACCGTTGTTGAGACCGGTGCACTTCGACGAGTCGAGCGACCCGCCGGACAGGTAGACGGCGCTGCCGGAGTTGTTGACGAGGTGAGCTGTGGTGCCCGTGAAGTCGACGCCGAAGATGTTGATGTCACCGGAGGAGGCGTCGATGTCCATGGTGGTGAGGGTGTTGCCCTCGAAGTGGCCGCCGAGGATGTTGACGCTCGTCGTGCCGTCGATGTCGATGCCGATCGAGCCGGTCCCGACGTTCTCGTAGTAGTTGCCGGCGAGGACGACGTCGACGCTGTTGACGAGTTGGATGCCCTTCGGCGACGTGCCCTGAACGGTGGTGCCGTCGATGTCGATGCCGCCGTTCGACTCCTTGATGAGGATGTCGGCGATGCCGCCGTTGGCGACGTTGCACTTCGTGATCCTTACGGCGTTCGGCGGGAAGCTGGTGATCTCGTCGAGGTAGATCCCGTAGCTGGCGCACGAGTCGATGAGGCAGTTGTTGATGTGACCCGAGAACGCGCCGGCGCCCTTGATGCCGACATCGAACTTGAAGCTGCCGCTGGATCTGTCGATTCGAACGTCGTCGATATGGAAGTTCGACGCCGCATTGGTGCCGTCACCAACCTGGATCGCTGCCTTGGTGGTTGCAACAGCCGACCGCAGGAAGACGCCCTGGAGAGAGTTGGTGCCGTCATCGAGGAGGACGCCGATGACGTCGGCAGTGACGCTGAGGATGCACACGTACTTCCCCGCACCGATGACCTGGACCCCAGTCGGGATGGTGAGTCCGGTGCCGATCTTGTAGGTGCCGGCGGGGATGTACACGAGCTTGTACGCCGACGCTGCGGCGGCGTCGAAGGCTGCTTGGATCGCGGCGGATGAGTCGGAAGTGCCGGTGCGGTCGGCGCCGTAGCTCAGGACGTTGAGGGCGCCGGTCTCGAGCACGTCCAGGCGATCGATGAGGGCGGCGGCGACCGAAGTCGACAGGTCGATGAGATCGGACCAGCGGTTGGTGCCGTCGCCGATCTTGAGGCCGATCACCTCGCCGGTGACGTCATCGAGCTCGACCGCAGGTTCGCCCTCATCGAGAATCGGGTCCTGAGCGGTCCAGTTGGCGGTGGTGCCCCGGCGGAGCTGGAACAGGACGTCACGGGGCATCAGGGAGAACCTCCGTCGAGAAAGAGCGGGGATGGGCCGACCGGGCCTCGGGGGCCGATCTCGGCGGTGGCGACGACGGTGGTGGCCTCATCGACGACCGTCACGACGGTGACGGCGTCGGGTTCGACCACCTGGACGGTCGTCGCCACGGTCGACACGACCACGGTCGTCGTGTCGGTCATCGGCTCACGTCGCGGGCGACCACCACGGTGCCGCTCAGGTACGTGACCTCGTGGTCGGTGTTCTCGAGGTCCCACACGAGCAGCCCGGGCCGCAGCGCGGTCGTCTGCTCCGCCGTGAGCGACAGCAGCAGCACGCCGGTGGCGGCGTCGGTGTCGTCGATCGTGAACGCCGCGAGCTCGGCCTCAGCCGGGCTCGCCCGGATCTGGGCCCGCCACGTTCCGGACACGTCGAGCGCGGCCTCGTCGGCGTCCTGGAACGTGATCCGATGGTCGTAGCGGTCGCCGCTGTAGATGGTGAGGTCACGAGTGGCGGGCATCAGCGGGCCTCGCCGACGTCGGCGACCTCGACCGGTCCGCCGTCCTCGCCGACGACGGGGGTGGGGGTGTCCGTCGATCGCGTCGAGACGAGCAGCGACCCGAGCGCGCCGATGGCGGTGCCGGCCAGCGTGCCGATGCCGAGCACGGCGCCGACGGCGGCGGGGTCGACTTGGCCCGTCCCGGCGCCTTGGTGGATGAGCTCGCGCACGAGGAGGATCTCGCCGACGATCAGCACGAGGGCGGCGAGGCCGATGTAGCGGATGACGGCGCGGATGGTGGCCGTGTCGGTCATGCGAGACGCTCCAGCAGGAGGAGTACGAGCAGCACGAGAACTGCGATCACGAGGACGCGCTCGATGGTCATGGGCGGAACCTCCGTGGGCGGTGGCGGGCGAGGTAGTCGGCACCGGCGACAGCGGCCGAGATGACGAGGGCGAGCGGCCAGATCGCAGACGCCATGACCTTCACGGCCAGCGCCGGCGGGCGGGTCACGGAAGTGCCCGGCAGTCGGCGAGGAACCGGTCCGGGTTGACGCGCGAGAGCCGGACGGCGTCCGCGTACACGGTGGTCACGGCCTCGACGTGCTGCTGGGCGTCGACCAGATCCTCACGGGCGGCGACGACGGCAGCCTTCTTCTCCGGGACCTGAGCGATGATCGCCTCGACGTCGGCGTCGGTCACGGCAGCGACGAGCCCGTCGAGGAACAGGTCACCACGGTCGCCCTCGGCCTTCCTGACGACCGCCTCAGCGGTTGCGGCCGCGGCCTGGGCCTCGTCGACGATCGAGCGGTACTCCGCCCGGCACGACTGCAGCTGGTTGCCGCGGTCCGCTGCACGGCTCGCACCCGCGCTCTCGATGGCGAAGTAGGCGCCGACCCCGGTAGCGATCAGGATCACCACCAGCAGGCCGATGGACGCCCAGCGACGGCGACGGTCGGGGTCGGTCATCACCACGTTCGGAGCTCCTGTTCAGTCGGGGGGATGTAGCGGCCGGGGTCGTCGTCGGTGGCGCCGCAGCGGTACTGCCAGTGCGCGACCTCCCAGCGGAGGCGGTGCAGCTCGCGGTTCTTCTCGCGCACGACACGCCAGGCGCCGCCGCTCGAGCGGTTCAGCTCCCGCAGCAGGTACATGGCGAGCAGGGCGAGGAGCCCGAAGGCGCCGCCGACGACCGGGACGGTGGGCTCAGCCCCCAGCAGGTTGAGCACGTCATGGCCTCCGGTGGCGTTGGGCGACCCACGAGACGACGGGACCGAGGACGTACACCCACGTGGTGGCGCACATGACGGCGAAGAGGATCCAGACGGCGACACCGGCTACGGAGCGGCCAGGATCCGGGGCGAGGCCGGCGTCGAGGTCGATGACGAGACCGAGCGCCTTGGCCATGAACCCGAGCGGGACGAGCAACCCCGACACCTGCAGCGCGACGCGCGACCAGAGGCACACAGCGAACACGGCGCACGACACCGCGGAGGCCGCGAACCACCAGGGCCACAAGTCGTCGCCGGTCCGGCCGGCAGCCGATTCGGAGAACCCGTAGCTGATGACGGCGAGGCACCCGGCGGCGGCGGCGAGCATCGCCCTCGCGTGGGCCGGGTGCATCAGCGGCACCGCACTCAGACGACCGGTGCGGGCGGGACGAAGCCCTTCGCCCAGTACGGCCCGCCGGTCTGGGTGGGTGCACTGCCGGCGGGGTGGCGGCCCCCGACGGCATCGAGGACGACAGCACCGGGCGCCGGTCCCCAGGAGGTGACCTCGAAGTCGACGGCGGGCCCGACCTTGGCGGCGATCCAGTCGTCGAACTCGGCGTGGTTCGGCATCTTCGGTGCGCCGCCGACGGGGTGAAGCGCGCCGTAGGCGTCCATCACGTAGCCCTGGCCGGAGCCGTTCGGGTTGAAGCGCAGCGCCTTCGCCACGACGGTGGGCATGTCGTCCTCCAGGGGAGTCGGGCGGGCCCCAGTGGGCCCGACGTACAGGGCGACGTCGACGGCCTCGGCGAACGAGACGATGACGATGCCCAGCGGATCGATCTTCCGGGGCGTCAGCTGGCGGTGCGCCCACACGCGGTTGCCGCCCCACCCGACGCTCGGCCCGGCACCCCACCGGCCCGTGACCTTCCGGCCGACCGCGTCGCAGATCGCGGCGCACTCGAGCACGGTCGACTGCATCTGCCCCGGCTCGTACGGGTCTCGGCCGTCGCCGGCGTTGTGGATCTCGATCGCCCAGCCGTAGGTGTTCCCCACGATCCTGCTGTCACGGTGTCGGAGCGCTCCGGCGTCACCTCGAGGCGGCAGGCCCTTGGTGATCCGGTCGTACGCCTCCTGCGTGATCCGTCCGGCGTTGTTCGTGTTCCCGAGCGCTGTCAGGTAGACGGTCCCGTCGTCCTCGTTCCACGAGTTCGACAGCGGGCCGGCGAGGTCGGGGCGGCCCTCCTCGATCACGGCGAGGCCACGCTCGGTCGAGACCTTGTCGTGGTTGGCGTCGTGGTGCAGGTAGATCGCCCGCAGGTCCCACGAGTGGCGGGTGTGGCGAGTTGCCCAGCCCGGACGGGCGACGTGGCGGACGTGCCACCGGTCGAACGCCTCGACGATCTCGCCGGCGGTCAGGATCACGGTGAGCCCCCGTCGAGGACCTCGCCGCCGGGGGCCTCGACGTCGCCGCCGTCGATGGCGGTCACCGTCCACTCGGTGTCGGTGTAGGTGCCGTTCTCGCCCCAGGTGCGGACCATGTACTCGTAGGTGACGCCGGATCCGACGGCCCGGTCGATGTGCGACGAGTCGACCTCGAGATTCGTCCCGATCCGGCGGGGCGTCGTGGTGCGGTTGCCGTCGCCGAGGGAGCCGGCGGCGATCCGGACCCACAGGTCGACACTCTCCGGGGCGTCGCCCGACGTGGGGTTCTCCCACTCGATGGTGATGGCGCCGGCGGGACTGTTCTCGGTGATCGTGACGATCGCCGCGTCCGGGACGGTGAACTCCGTCGAGAAGTCGACGGTGACCCGGTTCGAGGTGAGGCCCTCGGCGGTCTTCGTCGTGACGCCGAGCTGGTAGTCGGTGAGGTTGTTGAGGACGAGGGCGACCGGGAACGACCCGAGGCCGGCGTCGACCTGCCAGTCCGACGCCCACAGCACCGTGGTGCCGGCCGCGTCGAGGAGCTCGACGAGGAACGCCGACTGGTCCGCCGACGTCCACATCGCCGTGACCGTCGCCTCGGTCACCGTCGAGGCATCGGCGGGCCCGGTGACGACCGGGTCGACCTTCTCGTCGGGGATGACCGTCAGCCACGCCGAGTACTTCGCCGGCGTGCCGCCGGCGCCGGCGGCGTCCTTGTAGGCGACGGCGTACTTGTGGGACGGGTCGCTGTCGGCGCCCCACCCGGCGGGCAGCACGAGCGGGTCGTCGTCGGAGACAGCGACCCACGTCTCGGTGAGCTCGTCGAAGACAGCACCGTCCCACCAGCGCACGGTGCCGCCGATGTCGCGCTTGACGGCCCGGGCCGACGGGGTGTCGCCATAGGCGAGGTCGGGGTCGGCGAACGGGGCGTCGAGCGGGAGGACGTCGTTGACGTCCCAACCCTGGTTGTCGGGCGTCGCCCACGACGGCGCGGTCGGGGCGTAGTTGATGGCCACGGTGCGGTCGTGGCGGACGTTCGTCGACTGCTGGAAGTGCACGTCGACGGCGTGGCCCGGTTCGGTGCTCGAGCGGGCGTGCACCGTCTTGGCGACCGGGGTGGGGCTGCCGGCGACGGCGGTGAGGGAGCTGAAGGTCCCAGCCGTCCTCGTGTACTTCGTCCACTTGAGGACTCCGCCGGTGGTGCCGGCGACGAACAGGTAGGCGTTGCCGTCGGCGTCGTGGGCGATCGACAGCGACGTGATCGCACCGTCGGACACGGCCGGCGGGGTGCGGGGCGTGGTGTTCGTGTCGGCGGCGTTCCGCTCGAGCATCGACAGCACCGTTGCGCCGGCGGCGGCGTACAGGACCACGGTGCGGGCGCCGTCGAAGAGAGCGGAGAGCAGGCCGGCGGTGCCGATGGTGGCGAGGGTGCGAACGATGCCGAGCGTCCAGGTGCCGGACGAGTAGGCGGCTCGGCAGTACTTCAGGAGGGCGTTCGAGCCGTCGTGGCCATGCCACACCATGTGCAGATGCGGCGCGGCTTGCGGGGTGACGCCGTCGCCGGTGTGCGCGAACGCGATCGTGGGCTGGCACGCGTAGCTCGAGTTCGCCGAGGTCTCCACGACGGTGATGGCGTCCTGCGTGATGACCCCACCGGAGGTCACGTTGAGCCGGATGTACACGGCCGCCATCCCGGTCGGGGCGTTGTCGAACCCGTGCAGGATGTGGACCTTGTGGCCGGTCCCTTCGGCGTGAGCGACGACCGACGGGTGCGCCCGGTACCCGGTCGAGATGTTGCCGAGGAGAGTGAACCCGGTCGTGAACGGCGTCGACCACGTGACACTCGTCTGCGCCCCGTTGAGCGTTCCCAGGCGGTAGGCGATCTTCGTGGTCGCCTGGTCGATGTAGACGAGGTGCAGGTAGCCGGCGGCGTCGCAGAACAGGCCGACGTCGGCGAGCGATAGGAACGACGCAGCGTCCGACAGGGTCGCCCCGGTGTCCTGCGTCCAGGAGGTGCCGGCTCCGTCGTCGAACCAGAACTCGAGCGTGCCGGCGGCGCCCTGGTGGACGGAGACGAGGTTGCCGTTCGGGGTGCGGACCTCGTCCCGTGTCGAGGCAGCAAGGGGGAGCGCGCCGGCGTCGACGGTGGTGGTCATCCGATCTTCCCCTGCACGACCCAGCTCGAGCCGACCTTGTCGAGCTGCACGAGGTCACCGACGACCGGCGTGTAGTGGTCGAGCTTGAGCACGCCGGTGACGGCGTCGGCGGGGTCGGTCCCGTTGAACTGCACCGCGAGCGGCGAGTCGTCGGTGACCTTGCCGTACGTGCGAGTCGAGTCGGCCGGCGGCCCCGCGGTGGCGAGGATGTCGTCGAGGAGGTCCATCGCACGGTGCAGCGCTACGGCCATGTCGCTGCCGTCGAGTGGGAGCTGCCACTTGTGGACCGGCGCCTTGAGCGGCGGTCCGACGGCGACGTCGCGGTAGCCGACGACGTCGAGGTGCCAGTGCAGCGGGTTGGGTCCGGCCTTGAACTCGATTCCGAGGTCAGGGCGGAGGTCCTGGTCGACGATCGCGTCGACCTGGGCGGCGAGAGCGTCGTCGTCGACGGCCTCGAGGCGCTTCACCTTCGTGATCGTCCGACCGCCGCGGCCCTCGATCGACGTGGGGCCGTCGAACTCGTTGACCCGCTCGTACACGCCCGACGTCGACGGCTCCGCGATGCCGACCGCCGGGTTGTCGATGTAGCCGACCCAGCGGTTCGGGGCGTTGTGGAACTCGGCGGTCACGGCCCGGTCGTCGCCGACGATCGTGGTCACGCTGTCGGCGTCGTAGGTCCATTCCGGGTCGCGGTCGGCGGGCGACACCTGCGGCTCGGAGCGGTAACGGCCGTGCCAGTCGGCCCAGAGGCCGCGATGGCCGATCGAGAGCAGGTGGTCGTTCACGATCCGCAGCCACGTGGTCGTCTCGTCGAGCGGCCACGTGCGCGCCGTGGCGGTGACGGCGTCGCTCGAGGCGATCAGGTGTGGCGTGCCGGCACCGACGGCGTCGAGGATGCTCTCGACCTCGGCGACGACGTTGACCGCGGCGTCGGTCGTGTAGGTGGCGCCGACCGGGGCGTCGAGGATGGCGAGGAGGTCGTAGCCCTCGACGTCGAACTCCTCCGGTGACGAGCCGATCACCCGGACCGGTGTGTCGAGGAGGTAGACGCCGAGATCGAACCGGGCCTCGACGCCGGTCTCCTCGTCGAGGATCGTCATGAACGGCCGCACCCGCGCGGCGCCCCAGTCGATCGCCCCCTGGATCCGCAGTCGGCACGAGCCGTGGATCTCGGCGAAGTTGTTCCGCTCTACGGCCGATTGGTCGCTCACGAGCCGGTCGGACAGGTCACCGCCGTTCACGGGGTCGCCGGCGGCGTCGACGAGCTCCAGGCCGGCGACAACCTCGATCGACTCGCTCTCGATCAGCGCTTCGACGTCGCCGGCTGCGAGGTCCTGGCGCGGGGCGTCGAGGATGGCCTGCACCTACACCTCCTCGACGTGGGTGATCGACTGGAACGTGAACGACACCGACTCCTGCAGGGAGCCGGACACCGGGGCCTCGATGGCGAAGATGTGCCCCCAGCGGACGCGCCGCTTCGCATCGCGGAGCATGAGCAGCACGCCGCCCTCCACCCACTCCTCGATCGTGTCGAAGACGTCGAGATCGAGGAACGGTGCGGTGACCTCGAGCGCCCGGGCGGACCCGGCGCGTGTCACGGCGCGGACGCGACCGTTGGCCATCCGGCGGGTTTCCCCGGGCTTGTCGGTGCGGGCGAGCTCGGTGCCGCCGTCGAAGGTGACGTACACCGACGGGTCATCGGCGCGGTGCAGGTACAGGCGCTTCAGGGTGACCATGGCCATCAGCGGGACCCGGCGAAGGTGCGGCGACGCTGGCGGAGGTTCCCGAGGCCGGACTGGTCGAGCACCCGCATCGTCATCAGGTCGGTGACGTCCTCGTCGCCGAGGAACACCTGCACGCTCACTCCCTCCGCTGCCGCGGAGTCGTGGCCCATGAGCTTGTGGTTCGGGATGACGAAGCTGCCGGGCGTCCAGATCTTCTCGGGGCCCGCCTCACCGACGTCGACGAAGCCCTGCGCCCAACCGCCGGTCGCGAACGCGCCAGAGCTCGGGATCGAACCGCTGCTGCCTCCTCCGCTACCGCCGATGCGGGGGATGTGGACGTGGCTGATCTCGCCGAAGTTGATGTACGGCCCGAGAGCGGAATCGAGCGCGCCGACAGCACGGTTGACGAGGTCGATGGCGAGGTTGATGCCGCCCTCGAGGATCGAGAGGACGCCGTTGATGACACCGCGGAAGGCGCCGCCGATGCCGTCCCACACGCCGGAGACGACCCCCTTCATCGTGTCCCACGCCCGCTGCCAGATGCCCTTCAGGGTGTCGAGCACCCCGGAGATGACCTCCTTCACGGCGTTGATGCCACGGTCGACGGTGCCCGAGATGAGGTCCCAGACGGTCGAGACGATGTCCTTGATCGCGTCCCACGCGCCGCCCCAGTCGCCGTTGATCAGCGACAGGACGAAGTCGATCACGCCGCGGACGATGCCGAGGGCCGCCTCGACGATGGCTGCGATCTGGTCCCACGCGAGATGCAGGAGACGGAGGATCTCGTCGCCCCACGCGCCCCACGCGGTCTTGAACGCGTCGATCCAGGGCGTGACGATCGCCGTGATCGCTGCGGTCACGTGGCCGATCGCTTCCTGGATGGCAGCCCAGTGCTGCTGCACCCAGCCGACGAGGTTCCCGAACTGCTCGGCGACGTAGCCGACGAAGGCGGCGATGGCGGGGGCGATGACGTCGACGAGGAACCGCGCCACGGTGTCGACGACGTTGCGGAAGCCCTCGAAGTGGTTGTAGGCGAGGACGAGCCCCGCGATCAGCGCGCCGATCGGCGAGATGATCAGCCCGAGGCCGGCAGCGAACGCCGGCAGGTGATCCCGCACGAACTGCACGATCGTGGCGACGACGGGCTGCAGGGCCTCCCACAGGCTGCGCACCTGGAATCCCGCCTGCTCCATGAACCCTGCGAACCCGCTCGAGGTGACGTCACCGTCGAACGCGGTCCACGCTGCGCCGAAGGCCCGGATCCCGCCCATGATGTTGTCGACGATCGGGCCGAGGTTGTCCATGGCCGTGCCCACCGCGTTGAAGACGCGCATCGCGATCGGCTCGAGGGCGAGCAGGACCCGGTTCTTGATCAGGGTCCACTTCTCGCCGAAGTCGGCGGTGTCGGCCGACGCCTGGCCGATCGTGTCGGAACCGTTGGCGATCGTGTCGACGAGGGAGTCGAGCTCGAACCGGCCCTCGCGGATCGCGGCGGCCATGTCGGGCCCCGCCCGGGCGCCGAACAGCTCGAGGGCGATCGCGTTCGCCTCGGCGGTGGTGCCCGCGTGCTGGATCTGCCACGTGGTCCGGCGGAACGTGTCGATCGGCTCCTCACCGGCCCGGGCCATGCGGCCGAGCGCCTGGCGCATCGAGCCCATCACGAGCTCGGCGTTCACGCCCTCGGACTGGAACCGGGCGATCATCGCCGCCGACTCCTCGAAGGAGAACCCCAGCTGGCGGAGGGGCGCACCGAAGGTCACCATCGACGCAGACAGCTGGTCGAACGACACTCCGGACGCCTGACCGGCCCGGAAGAGCTCGTCGAGGGCGCCGGCGCCGTCCTCTGCGGCGATGCCCCAGTCGCCGAACAGGCGCGTCCCCGTCTCGAGGTTCGAGTTCAGGTCGGTCTCGGTGATCCGGCTCAGGTTCAGGAACTGCCCGGCCAGGCCCTCGAGCGGTTCCCCGGTGAGGTGCAGCCGCTGGTTGAGGGCGGTGACGGCGTCGGCGGCGGACCCGAAGTCGGTGGGGACGTCGTGCACGACACCGCGGAAGCTGTCCTCGAGGCCCGACAGGGCGTCGCCGGTGGCGCCCGTGCCGACCCGGATCGTGTCGAACGCGTCGTCGAACGACGAGCCGATCTGGAAGGCGGCGACGCCGAGACCGACTGCGGCGGCGCCGCCGATCGCTCCGAGCTGGCCGAGGGCGCCGCCGAACCCGGTGAGGAGACCGCCGCCGACCTGCCCGCCGGCGCGCTCGCCGACGCCGGCGAGCTCGGTGTCGAGCACCCCGGAGACGGCGCCACCGAACCCCTGGGCCGACGGGACGAGGGAGACGTAGCCGGAGCCGAGCTCAACTGCCACCGGCTACACCTCCTCTCGGTCGTTTCGTGGCGGGCTTCTTCTTCGCCGGCTTCTTCACCGGTGCAGGGGCGGCACCGGCCGGCGGGTCGTCCCAGGTGTCGAGGATCTGGCGCATCTCCTCGATCGCGACCGGCGTGCCGATCGTCTTGGCGGTCTTCGCGCCCGGGCGGCGCAGCGGCTTCGGACGAGGGCCCTTCCCGCCGCCGCGTTGCCAGTTGCCGCCGCGTAGGACGTCGAACACGGCCGCGAGGAGCTCGTGCTCGGTCGTCCACGCGACGCCGCCGTTCCGAGCTCGCGACAGGGCGCACCCGTCGGGCAGCTGGCGCACGAGCACGAGGAGCCGGCGCCATGAGAGCTGACCGGTGAAGAGGCCCCTCAGCGCAACTTGGTAGTAGCGCTGGAGGTCCGCTTCGACGGCCTCCCCGTGCTCCTGGAGGAGCGCGTGGAGGCCTCGGATTCCCCCATGCTGGCGCCGATGTGCTTCTCGTAGGCCGCCATCAACGCGTTGAACTTCTTGCTGTCGAGCACGGCGTCGGAAGCGAGGATCCGCTCCCACTGCTCCTCGCCGAGCAGCAGCTCGAGGGCCTTGAGCACGTTGCCTTCGCCCTGGGCGACGGCAGCTCGGATGTCCGGGTCCGGTGGCAGCTCGTAGTCCTCGCCGCCGTGGCGGAAGTGGAAGGGCTCGCCCTCCGATTCGAGGGCGTCGAGGTCGAAGACGTCGGCCATGGTCGCGGGTCCTTTCGTCGCGGGTCGGGGGTTTCCAGCCGGGCGGGGGACCCGCGACGAGAGCCCCGCCCGGCTGGAACTCAGGACTCGGTGCCGAGCAGGTAGATGTACGCCTTGACGCCGTCGTCGTCCGGGTAGCAGTCGATCGTCATCGGGTACATCACGGCGTTGCTGTTGACGTACTGGATGTCGCCGCGATCGGTGACCTGGCCGTCCGGGACCACGATCCGGAAGCGGTCGCCCCCGTCGATGATCTCGAAGATCCAGTGGCCGCGGGTCTCGGCGTCACCGCGGATCTGGACGGTGCCTGCGGCGTAGTTGCCGTAGTAGGCGCGCAGCACCTGGTCGTTGGTCTCGAGGCAGCTGAACGCGTAGGTCAGCTCGTGGGAGTCCTGCACCTTCCGGACGGTGTCGCCGTTCTGCCACGCCTTGATGGGCGTGACGTTCTCGTCGATCGCCTGGGTGAGTCCTTCCTCGCTGACGTAGCCGAGCTCCTCGAACCCGAGCTTGGCGGTCGTGGCGCCGGCGGACGGGAGAGCGGTGGTGGCGTCGGCGAAGTACACGCCGCCGCTGACCGCTACACGGACTGCGTCAACGTTGGGGGTGGTCATGACGGTGCTCCTTCGGTCGTACCGCGAACGTGCACGGCGTGGGTGAACACGCAGCGGGGCTGCGTCGAATCGGGGTCGGGCAGGTCACTCGGGCCGCCGAGCTCCTCGACCCGGTAGATCGGGACGCCGTCGACGACACGGCCGGCGAGGGCGAACAGCAGGGCTCGGCACAGCTGAGCGAGGTCGTGGGCATCGGTCTCGGTCTCGGCCGAGCACTCGACGGCGAGGGTGGCGGCGTCGACGACGAGGTTGCGGCGCGGCCCGCCGACGCGGTGCACCCTCACGAACCGGACCGGCCGCGGGTTCGGGACCGTCGACACGACACCGGTGCTGTCGCCGCGCTCCTCGAGCTCGGCGAGGAGGTAGGTGCGGACGAGGGCGACGGCGTCGGGGAAGACGACGACTTCGAGGTCGCTCATCCTCGGCCGGCGTCGATCGCTCGTGTGAGGCGCCGGTCCCGGGCCTCGGCGATCATCGCCGGGATCGTGTCGGTGATCACGGCGACCCGGGCACGGTTCGGGCCCTTCTCGGACTCGACGCGGTGCCCGGGCCCGGCGGTCGTCGCGATGGCGTGACCGCGGCGTTCGAGGTCGGCGAGGACCTCGTCGGAGCGCAGGAGCTCGCGGATCCCGTTGCGGTTCAGCTCGAAGCGCATGGCGTGACCTCCTGGAGCGCGTGGCGGGCTTCGTTGACGAGGGCCTGCAGCCGCTCGGGGCGGCGGGCGCCAGCCCGGTACCGGTCGCACAGACGGACGCCGGCGAGGGAACCGACCCGGCGACGCAGGCGAGGCTGCGGCGGGTGCCACAGGTGCCACAGCGGGCCGGAGATCTGCTCGTGGCCGCCGGCGACGCCGTCGAGGGCGTAGCGCCAGGCGACGTCCTCCTGGCCCCACCCGACGAAGCGGGGGTCGAGAGGGACCTGTTCCCATGTGCTGCGGCGCAGGACGACGATCCCTCCGCCCGGTTGGCCCGGATACGGCGCCTGGTCGAGCCCAGAGGCGTCGGCAGGGTCGAGCGGGGCGCCGGCGAGCACGGCGGCCGTGCGGCCCTCGTCGAGGCGGTACACGGGGCGGTGCGGGACGACCCAGGCAGCGCCGGCGGTGAGCTTGTCGACGGCGCTGGTGAGGTTGTCGGTCCAGACGTCGGCGTCGGCGACGACGAGGACCTCGGCGGCGGTCTGGGCGACGGCGTCAGCGACGGCGCGGGCCTTGCACCAGTCGCCAGCGGGTGCGGTCCCGACGAGGACCGGCCAGTCGGGGTGGGTGGCGGCGTAGCGGGCCCGGATCCACGTCCAGGCGGTCTCCCGGTGCGGGCACCCACCGCGCCACGGGACTACGACGGCGACGTCGGCCATCGCCTGTACGGCGCCGGGTTGAGGACCATGCCGTCGTCCGCCGGTGACAGCTTCCAGAAGTACTGGCGGAACACGTCGTGGAGGACCTCCTCGCCGTGGGAGTCGAGCAGGTCGCCATAGCCCCGCCAGTGGGCGCCGACGTCGGCGGGGAGGTCGGTGGCTCGGTAGGCGACCGCACCGTTGCGTGCCTTGCGGACGAACTGGTCGGCCGAGCGGTACGGGAAGTGGCGGATCTCGATGCCGCCAGCGGCGCGCACGGGGCCCGGGAGGGTCACGCCGTGGTTGCCCTGGTGGATCACCGCGCCGGGCCGCCACCGGAACGCCACCTTGGGCAGTGGCGCCGGGTGCGGTTGGCGCCACCGGATCGTGACGAACGGGTCGACGCCGTCGGGGTCGAGCGCCGACGGGAAGTGGTTGAGGAGCTCGGCGGTGACGACGTCGGCCCGGGTCTGTGCCTCGAGCTCGGGGCCCAGGCGGTCGCCGCGGAACACCCACAGCTCGTCGGCGTCGAACGGCACGATCCACGTGGCGCCGGCCTCGGCGGCGCCGGCGGCGAGGCGGGACATCTTCTCGGACTGGTGGTAGGCGACCTCGGGGTCGTCGAGCACGGTGAGCGGAAGCGTGTCGGCGAGCTCGGCGAGGATCTCCCGGGTCCCGTCGGTCGAGCCGTTGTCGGCGACGAGGAGCTCGTCGACGCCCTCGTCGGCCAGGTGCAGCAGCGTCCCGGCGATCACGTCGGCCTCGTCCTTCACCATGGCGACGGCGAAGACGGCCATCAGTAGCCGGTCCCGACGCGCTGGTCGCCGATGTGGGTGACCCATTCGCCGGTCGCGCGCCCGCCCCAGTAGCCGAACCGGACGTCGGGGTCGGTGAGGAGCTCGTGGGTGAACCTGCCCTCGCTCTCGCTGCCGTCGGGCCAAGGGCGATGGCACAGGTCCCGGCGGTACAGCGACGGGTTCGTGGTGAAGAACCGTCGGTGCTCGAGCCAGGCGTGCCCGGCCGGGTCGGAGATCTCGGTGAAGTCGTCGGGGTGCTGCTCGACGATCCCACCGGCGGCGCGCTCGGCGTCGTTCCACGGCTGGCGGCGGAAGGCGAGCTGCGCCAGGTACGGCTGGTCGTCGAGGACCTGGGCGAGGTGGACGAGGTTGACCGGGCGTCGGAACACGAAGTCGTCCTCGAGGTGGAACACGAACCGCTCGCCGGCGACACGCACGTGCCGCCACGCGTTGCGGATTGCTCCGCCGAACCCCTGACGGCCTGCGGGGTGCGAGAGCACGTCGAAGTTCGGGAACGCGGCGCGGAGCCACCACTGGTACTCGTCGTCGCCAGAGTCGTCGTGGATCAGGCGACGGGTGATCGGCCCGTCGAGGTTGGCGAGCGCCGACGCGATCGTCCGGGCGATGCAGTCCCGGCGGCCGTCGGTCATGACGAGGAGGGTGATCATGCGGGGACCGGGAGCCCGTTGGCGCGGGCGATCGCCTGGTGGACCTCGTGGCGGGTGCGGCGGCTGGGTGCCCGGTTCCGGGATCGGGCGGTGACGTGGGCCCGGTAGATCGCCTGCGGGATCGCTTCGATCGTGGCGCCGGCGAGCCAGCATCGGGCCCACAGGTCCCAGTCCTCCGACCAGGAGAAGTCGCGCCACCCGCCGACCTGGCGGACGAGGTCGGCGCGGACGACGGCGCCGACGACGAGCCAGTTCCCGAACGCGAGGCAGCTGGCGACGCAGTCGTGGTCGTGGCCAGCGACACGCGGGACGCGGGGCGGTTGGGCGGTGTGCGTGCGGATGTACCGGACGGCGGGCGCGCGCACGTCGGCGGTCCCGGTCGCGATGGCGTCGAAGAACCCGGCCTCGAGCTCGTCGTCGGCGTCGAGGTGGCAGACCCACTCGCTACGCACCTGGTCCAGGGCGCCGTTGCGGGCGTCGTGGAGCGTGTCGGCGTGGACGTGCACGACGGGCACGTCGAGGGCCTCGGCGGACGGGATGGCCCGGTCCCGGGCGAGGGTCTCCCACTGGGCGCCACCGAACGTGGCGACGGCCACGGTCACGTCCACAGTCGTCGCCTCCTCAGGTAGGTGTTCCGGCCGGCCCGCATCCGCGCTCCCTGCGCGGCGTACAGGTCGTCCATCGGGGCCTTGCCGTTCATCGGGTGCAGGTGCTCGACGATCGAGTCGGGAGCGAACGCCCATGCGCCCCGCTTCTTGGCGGTGCCGACGAGCTCGTCGTCGACGTACTCGTGCGGGTACCCCTCGTAGAGGACCTGCCCGGGGGCGTCGACGGTGCCGAAGTCGTCGGCGTAGGCGCGGGTGACGAGGCAGTGCGTGGCGTGCTCGCCGGCCATCACCCGGGCGCTGCACATGTCGTTCGTGCCGACGACGCCGACGCCGTCGGTCAGGCGCTGCGCTGCCCGTTCGAGCCAGCTCGGGTGGAACCGGAGGTCGTCGGCGGCGAGGAAGAGCAGCGGTTCGGTGCTGGCCCGGTAGCCGGCGTTGATCTTGCGGGCGTAGTCACCGAGGCGTTGCCAGGCGACGTCGACCCGGTCGGCGCCGGCGGCGTCCACGGCGGCGATCACGGCGGTGTCGTCGGGGGTGCAGGCGAAGATCACCCGGTGCGGCTCCGGTGTCGCCGCCTCGATCGACTCGAGCAGCGGATCCACCCGGTGCGCTCGGTGGAGCATCGGGACGATGACGACGACGGCGTCGGTCATCCTTCGACGCGGACGACGTCGAACACGAGGCCCGGTCGGCGGCCGCTGAACGGGCTGCGCCAGTCGGCCGGTTCGCCGTCGACCTCGTAGACGACGCCGCGCACCTCGACCTGGTCGGTGGCGAGCACGTCGGCCCCGGTCGGTGCGTACACGGTCCAGCCGCTGGTGACGGCCTGGCGGCCCTCGGTGCGGTTCTCGCCCTGGCCGCGCGGGGCGACGGCGCAGCCGTCGATGTCGAGCCGGGTGGGCTCGCCCGGTTCGGCGTTGCCGCGCCGGTCGGTGCCGGCTTCGGCCGCCCTGAGGCGCGTGACGGTCTCGCTCAACCGAGCTGGTCGCTGTCGGCGAACGGGACCCCGGCGCCGTCGTCGGTGGCGAGGTACAGGTCACCGGTCCGGGGGTCGCACGTGGTGCCGGGGATGTCGGTGCGGCAGCCCTCGATCCGGGTGGTTCCGAGCGTCCACAGCCCGGGCGCTGCCGAGCCGCGGTAGAGGGCGACGGCGGTGGAGATCGTCTTCTGCTCGACCTCGGTGAGGTAGACGCCGTAGGCGGCTTCGGAGCCACGCTGGATGGTGAACGGCCCGGTCGTCTCCGAGACGAGGCTGTTCGGGTTCTTGTACGCCCGGGCGGCCGCAGCGGCGACGGTCTGGGTGAGGGCGTCGGCGACGAGCTTCAGCTTCTCGTCGTCGGTGGTCGCCCACTCGAGCTGGCCGGTGGCGTCGACCCACGCCGAGCCCGTGTGGGCTCGGACGAGGGTCGACGCCGCAGCGATGAGCGCCGCCGCCCGCGCGCCGTCGTCGACGTCGTCCTCGAGGAGGTTCTCGAGGTCGGGGATGTCGACGAGCGGAGCGAGGGCGGCCACGTCAGCTCCCGTGCAGGGAGAGCTTGACCGCCCGGACGAGCAGCTGCGGGTCCGTGCCGTTCTCGGACGGCTGAAACTTCCCGTTGCTGTCGATGTGGCCGCGGTCCTTGACGATGCCGGTCCCCATGAAGGTGTCCGTCAGGAGCCGGTCGACCGGGCCGTTCGAGCCGGTGGGGTCGTAGTCGCGCAGCACCCGCAGGCTCATGCCCTTGTAGCTGCGCGTCTCGCCCCATGCCGCGCCCTGCGGCACGACCGGCGCGACGAGCGCCAGCACGAAGGCCGTCTTGTGCGACGCGATCGCGACGTCCGGGTCGAGCCCGGGCGCCGACACGGCCGTGAACCCGGCGATGCGGCCGATGGTCGCCTCACGCAGCGCGGTGTCCGACCCGGACTGGTCGAACTTCGAGAGCCGGTCGCTCTTGAGGATCGCTGCCTCGACCGTGGAGCCCACGGCGAGGAACCGCTGGCTCACCGGCACGCCGGCGTTGTTGAGGGCGATCCGGGCGTCGACGAGCCCGAGGTACGGGTCGTCCTCGTCGAGGATGACGTCGACGGCCGGCGTCGACAGCGACAGCTTCGCGGCGACGGAGTCCTCGACCTTGCGGACGACGGAGCTCATCGCCGGCGCGGTGATCTGCTCACCGAAGTCGACGATGTCGAGGGTCATCTCCTCGTCGGAGACGCCGATCGCCTTGTAGACGTGCGTGTCGAGCACGACGTCGACCTTCGTCTCGTCGAGGTCGTCGACCACGATCGGCTGACCGCCGCGCAGCACTCGGGTGCGGGCGCTGGTGTAGGCGGGCACGCGGAGCGACACCGTGTCGTTCTTCGCGCCCTTGAACGTCGGCACGGCGTCGCGCCAGACCAGGCCGGCGAGCACGAGCTCCCGCTCGAGCACACCGAGCATCTGGCCGACGACCTGCTCGGCCTTGATGAACGTGTTCGCCACGGCTGGAACCTCCTGTGGTTCATGGATGTGGACCGCGGGCGGCCGCCGTGGTGGGGGCCGAGCGGGTTAGAGCCGCGGGACGGTCTCGGCGAGCTTCGTCGGGGACGTCTCTGCGGGCTCCGAGGTCGGGTCGCCCCCGCCGCGCAAGTCCTCCCGGGGCTTGCTCGGAGCGGTCTTCCCGTCGCCCTTCCCGCCGTCGCCGGCGGGGAAGGTCTTGAGCAGCTCGTCGGCGTCCGCCTCGAGCTCCTCCTGGGTGTTTCCGACCAGGCGCTTGGCCTGCGCGGTGTTGAGGCCCTTCGACGTGGCGACCTCGAGTCGGAGCGCCTTCGCTTCGGCCTCCTGGGCCCGGCGCTCAGCGGCCGCCACAGCGGCGGTCGCCTTCTCGATCTCGGACTTGCCGGCGTTCTCGAGCTCGTCGAGCTTCGCCGCCTTCGACTCGGCTTCCTTGAGCCGCTCTCGCAGCCCGGCCGCCTCGGCGTTGGCCTTGCGGATCTTCTCCTTCGCCCTCGCCTCGTCGAACGGCTCGGGATCCTTCGGATCCGGGTCCTTGGGATCCGGGTCTTCTGCCATTGCGCCCTCCAGGGGCTCGGGCCACCTCCAGGGCGGCGTTGTGATCAGTCGCCGTCGCCGGCGAGCGCTTCGCGGAACGCCGACCGGGCGTCGTCGCCGGAGAGACCCCGGGTCGACTCCTGCCAGAGGTCCTGGAAGCGACGGGATCCGGCCGGCCAGTCGGCATCACGCCGGTAGACGGGCTCGGATCCGCACGTGCAGTTGTCATGCGCCGCGAAGTCGACCGTGCCCTCGCTGAAGACGGGGCCGCGGGCGGCGAGCATGGCGCAGAACGGGCAGCAGCTCGGCGACACGGCCCGCGCCCAGCCGAGCGCCCGGTTGTCGCTCCTGACGGTCTCGGCGATCGTGTCTCGGCCGCCGCCGAGGACGTGGCGCATGGCGGCGCCGGCGGAGCGGACCTGGCCGACCTCGGCTGCCCGCTCGGGCGTCATCCCCCGGGCGATCCCGGCGCGGACCGCGGCGGGCCCGGTGACGATCAACGACGTGGCCACCTGCCGCGGGGCGATCGTCTCGGCGAGAACCGGGACCATCGGTGGCACCTCGACGCCGAGCTCGAGCGCCCGGAACGTCGTGATGTAGTTGGCGGCGAGCCGGGCTGAGGTACGCCGTGCCGAGCGGACGATCGGGATCATCGCCGTCAACCACCGCTCGAGGGTCCCGGCGACGTCGGTCGGGTCGATCAGCGGCCACACAGCCAGGGTCTGGGCGACGGTGCGGGCACCGAGGCTGGCCTGCGCTCGCCGGTGAGCGTCGGTCAGGCGGGCGGCCTCGGCGGTGGCCGCCACCTCAGGCGGGGACGGGGTCGAGCGCCGGCGCCTGCCCCGCCGCGAGCTGCTCCATCAACTTCACGAGCGGTCCGCCGTCCTCGAGGAGCTGCTTCGCTCGCTCGACGTCCTGGTCGGTCCAGCCGGGGATCTTCTCCCACAGCATCTCGACCGGGACCTGCAGCATCGTGGCGATCTTCCCGAGGGCGTCGGCGGCCTGGGCCAGCGATCGGGACTCCATATCCCGCCACCGGAGCTCGGACTCGGCGTCGGCGGCGGCGTCGGTGTCGCCCATGATGAGGGCGCCGAGACGGAGGGTCTTCTCGTGGTCCTCGCCGACGCCGTGCTTCAGGCGGGTCACACGGCGGGTGAGGGACGCCTCGGCGGCGGCGAGCGACTCGGCCGACAGGTTCGCCATCGTCCCGACGAGCTCGTGCGCCGGTGACTGGGACAGGGCCGCGAGAGCACGGACGTCGGCGTCGTGGGCTTCGATGAACGGCGACAGCGGCGACGCTGCGAGCGTGCCGAACTTCGTGTCGGGGTCCTCGGCGACGAGGATGTCCTCGACGGCGAGCTTCAGCTTCTCGGCGGCCGCCGTCTCTTCGGTATCGGGCTTCGCCATGCCGGTGACGGTGCGCACGATGAACGAGGCGAACCGCTGCACGACGAGACGATCGAAGGTCGTCTGGTCGATCCGGCCGAGGACCGGGATGATCGGCTCGATGTCACCGGTCGCGCGCCCACGCAGATCGAGGTGGGCGGTGTAGCGCACCACGGGGCAGACGCCGATCGTGACGCCGTACTCCTGGAACCCGACGTGCTTGAAGCTCTCACCGGACCCGGTCGCGACGAGCTGGTGCACGCCGTCGGCCTCGTAGAGCCGCAGGCGCCAGCCCATCGAGTCGCCGACCTTCGTCGGTGCCGTCCGCAGCGCGAACACGGGCCAGTCGTCCCACGCTGGGTCCTCGTAGAAGGCGACCATCTGCGACGGGTCCAGCCCGCGGATCACCGGCATCGGCTCACCGAGCCACGACTTCCCGGGCAGCACGACCGCGTACGCGAGGCCGTACCCGACGACCGACTCGTGGAACGCTCCCTGACGGGAGTCCATCCCGTTCGCCTGCCACCAGCCCCAAGGCCGGCTGTTCTCGGCGTTGCGGCCGGTCCGGTAGCCCTCGGCGTACATCTGGTCCGTGGCGGCAGTCACGACCCGGCGACCCCACGGGGCCTGGGCCCGGTCGCTCAGGTCCCTGTACTCCCGGGTCGATCGTCGCGGCTGGTGCGGCTTTTCGTGATCCCAGCGGAGCCACTTGTCGATCCGGGCGACCCGCTCACGCTCGGTCTTGGCGATCGGCCAGAGGCGGCCGCGCACGACTTCGAGTGCTGCCTCGGGTGACAACGCCACGAACGACCACCTCCCCTCTCGTCACCACACGACTCCGGACCGCTTCTTCTTGCGGGTCTTGCCGCTGTTGAGCACCAGGCGCCTGCCGAGGCGAGCACCGACCATCGCCACCGCGCAGTCGACGAGACGCTTCGAGTCCCTCGACTGCTTCCCGAGCGACACACCCCACCGGTTCGGGCGCCGGCGAGCGTTGTGCGTGTGCACCCGCAACCGCGGGTCGCCGTCGTGGCTGAGCGCGCCCTCCTCGTCGATCGCGAGCGCCGTCAGCTCGGCATGCTCGGTGAACAACCGGTTCCGGTCCTGCCCGCCCGGCGTCGACATGCGCATGTCGAACGCCACCGACGACCCCGTCGGGCCCGGCGTTGCCCACAGCAACACCTGGTCCCGGAAGTCACGGTGCCACTCGTCGACGAGCGCCGCCCAGTACTGCGCTTCCGTCTCGTCGTCGCGCGCTGGCGACGGGTCGACCCCGAACCACCACACGTCGTAGGTGTCGAACACCCACCGCACCCGAGCGTCGACCTCCGAGCGTGGTGCCAACCAGCCTGCGCCACGGTCGCCGTGCGGGCGTTGCCACACGCCGAGCGTCATCACGTGCCCGTCGGAGATCCTCGAGGCCATCAGCGCCGTGGCGTCCTCGGACTTCGAGCAGTCGAGGAACATCGCAATCGGCTCCTGGTCGCCGACGACCGCGTCGGCGGCCGCCAGGGCGTCGAACTTGCGCGGATCGATCCACGAGAACTCGTTCGTCGGCAGAGCGTTGAAGTAGAAGCGGATCGAGTCGGCAACCGACGTCCTCGGATCCTGAGCCTCGTCCCGGATCCGCTCCTGATCGGTCCAAGGGGAGTCGCCGTACGCGGCGCGGATCCCCTCCTCGAGCTCGGGCTCGACGTGCAACCGCAGGTGAGGCGGCGCCTCCCGGGAGTCGTACAGGATGTCCACTCGGCGGGTCTGGCCGGCGACCTGCTTCTGCCAGGCGTTGTAGCTGTCCTCGGCCGCTGATTCCTCGCCGGGCATGTGGGCGTTCGTCGCCTCGAGCACCCGAGCGCGCCCACCAGGTGACTTCCCGGCGTTGCGGCGGCCCACCGCGGCGAGCGCCTGCCCGCCCGACGACTGCGTCATGTGGTGCGTCTCGTTCAGCAGCACCGCCGTCGACGGGTCACCCTCCGAGGACCGCTCCGAACGGGTCAGGAGCTCGATCGTCGAGCCGTTGCCGAACTGCGTGCGGGTGATCCCGTCGTCGACGAAGTACTCGAGGCGCAGCTCGTGGCTGATGATCCCGTTCGCAACGCGCAGCACGTCCTTCGCCTGAGCCTCGCTGTTCGCACCGATCTGGACGAGCGCCATCCGGTGCGGCACAGCGACCGGGCGGCCGCCGGCGAAGTCGGCCAGCACGACAGGACCGAGCGCCTCGATCAGCGCGATGGCACCCATGAACGGGTCCTTGCCGGTGCCCTTCGCTCCCCGCTTGACCCCCGACCGGTACAGCCACCGACCGTCCGGCCGCACCGCGTACCAAAGGTGCAGGAACCTGCGCTGCCCGAGCGTGAACTCCCACGGCGCGCCCGTCAGATGGTGCCGAAGGCGGGGCCCCTCACCGGCCGGGACGAGCGGCGTCGACAGCCCCGCGCACCAGCGGATGATGTCGGGCCCGAGGCTCGCCGGCAGATCCTCCAGCCGCTCCGGCCACGGCAACGTCAACCACGCGCCCGTGTCCAGCTCGACCGAGTAGCCCGGCAGCAGCTCGGCCGGCGCCGGCCGGTCCTCAACCTCCGTAGAGCCGTCGGTACTCATCGAGGTCGGTCACCTCCGCCGGCCCGTCGTCGCCCGACATCGCCGGCACCGACGGCCCGCCGATCTCCCACTTCAGCCGCAGCATCGACAACGCCGACAGCCCCAGCCGGTCCTCGAGCTGACGGACCTCCGACTGCAACGCCGCGGACGCGTCGCGCTTCTCGGCCTGGACGAGCTTCTGCGCGTAGCGGGCCACGACGCGCTGCAGGTGGAGCTCCTCCCACGCCACCGCCTGCGGCAGCGACCACAGCTCGGCCCACACCTTCGGAGCTCGACCTTGAAACGGCCACTTCGGCGGCGGGCCCTGCCGGCCGTCCGACGGGAGCAGCCGAAGAGGCTTCCCGCCCAGGCCACGACCAGGTTGGCGGCCGCTCGACGGGGTCGGACCGAAGCCCGCCATCAGCGTCGAATCCCCAGGATCCGCGGGCCCCAGACTTGCACGCTGTCGGAGGCCCT